CATTCAAGACTTAGTCGTGAATGATAGCTCAAGTCAAATGGTTAATAAACTAACTTATTACCCGAAATTAGAAAACGTATTGTTCAAAACCACGCTTGTCTATTACTTGCTAACAAATGGAGAATTGACACAAGATATCCATCATCCGCACAGGTACATGAGTGTCAAACCAAAGGCATTTTATTATACGGATAATGATTATCCGACTTTACTTACTAAAGCAAGATCCGAGATGATCGCATCCAAGCTCGATCATAACATTACTTTCACGATTAAATCCGACAACGATGTATTCCAACCCATGAAAAATATCGAACTTGGGGATTTCGTAGAGTTTGTGAACAACGAACAAACCTATGATTCAGTGGTTACAAGCATCAAGTTTAGTCAGGGTTTTCACAAAGCGATGGTAACACTGGGCGAGTACCGTATTAAGCTTACCGAAAAAATCCAGCTTTTAAACAAAAGTGTGAACTCTGCAATGAGTCACATCTCAATACAATCAACTGGGATCACTGATCTCGATGGAGGAGAATTTTAATGGGTGTTCAAAAAATAACCTTTGATGGTGCAAATGTCACATCGAAAATCGATGCAGATTTGTATCATTTTTTATTTTCAAGTGACGTTGGAATCTTACGAAACGTTAAGTCGGGATGTAGTTACACGCTAGCCAATAATACAATCACTTTTTTGGATGGTTATGTTGGCATTTATGGACGTATTATCTATGTGGAAAATATGACTACCGTTTCAGTCACACCAGATTCTAACAAGTTTGGCTATGTAGTTCTTGGGATTGACACTCAAGCGAACACAGTAAGTATTTATATCAAAGAAGCAGTTGGAACCTATCCTGTCCTAACCCAAAACAATTTACAGAATGCGGATGGGCTTTATGAGTTTGCTCTGTCTGCATATTCTAAAACAACAACTTCAGTAACACTAATAAATGGTTTTGAGCGAATGATGATTACATCAGATAAACAACGAATCAGTGATCTTGAAGCAAAAGTCAATGATCGATTTTATCCACATAAGTTGTTGATAACTAAGATTAGTAATGGTGTTTATCGCTTTGGTGACGTAAATTCTGCAATTTTGATGGAAAGCATACTCTATGTTGTAATTGAAAATACAACTGTGGTGAGCCTACCGACTAATCAGTTATTCATCGTTGTTGGTTCGAACTCATCAATGAGTTACAGGTACGCTGGAGCAGATTATTCATTAGGTATATCTTATTCAAATGGACTAGTCACTTTGTCATTGGGTAATACAACACATCGAGTTACACAAGCATATTTAAAAAAATAAGGAGAGAAAAATATGGCAACTATTCAAATTAAAAGACGTACAACTGCTGGTACTGGTCCACTAACTGGAAGTACTGGAGCGATTAAAGCTGGGGAACCACTAGTCGATTTTAGTGGTGAGCATCTCTATATTGCTAAAGCTGATAAGACAGGATCAGTAGGGACACCACTGGCTGAATCAGATTATTTAAAGATTCCTGGTGTAGCAAAAGTCGATACACAAATCGACACCAAAATTACAGCTTTAGGTTTAGGAACTGCAGCAACTAAGAATACAGGTACTGGTAATGGAAACATTCCGATTTTGGATGCCGATGGCAAATTAGCAGACTCTGTGATTCCAAAAGTCGCATTAACGAATACATTTGTTGTGGCCAGTCAAGCAGCGATGCTTGCATTGACTACTGCACAGGAAGGTGATGTCGCTGTTCGAACAGATTTAAATAAGACATTCATCCTAAAAACTACAGGTTATGCAACATTAGCTAACTGGCAAGAATTACTGACACCAACAGACTCAGTTACAAGTGTTAACGGATCAACAGGTGCAGTGACAATTACACTTGCAGGATTAGGTGGGGTTTCAACAACAACCTATAATGCTCACGTCGCAGCAGATGTGCATTTAACAACTACTCAAAAATCCATATTAGCTAACGTTTTGAATACTCGTATTCTCTCAGGTGCTGGCTCTGAGTTCATGGTTTCGCAAGCGGCATTTGATGCTGCTGTACTGTCTAACGGAATTAAGCTTTATCAATATATCGACTCAAACTACACACCTAGCGTTGTAAAATATGCGATTGGAATCGATACTACAAAAGTTCTACAACCTTCGTCAATCATTGATGGTGGTACTTACTAATGGCAATCCTTCGGGTGAAACGTGGCACCACAAAGCCCTCAACAGCGAACTTAGCGTATGTAGGCGAGTTAGCCTTCGACTATACAAACAACGCCCTCTACGCCCGAAATACAACGTCAGTTGTGAAGGTAGGTGGAGAGCTCGAAATGATTTATTCCTACGAAGGGACTGCTTCCTTATTGAGTGTAAGCTTAACATTTGACCCAAGTTACATTTATAAGGTTCATGTGATTGCAACTACTCAAGGCTCATCGGTAGACTCATCTTCGACTGTTTTGTACTATCGAACTTCAGGTCTTACAAATCTCGTAGGAACAAACATCGCAACTTATACAAATGATGCCTTATCAGGT